AACCTGTTGGAGCGGTCATTGGTTGAACGCCGCAGATGTCGTATGCCATTAGATTTGGCATTGCACGACGAACTAGGCTGATTAGTACTGGATCGTAACCAGCGACTGCACCAGTGTTGGTGAAAGAAGTTGGCATTCCAAGGTTATTGGAAGCCATATCTTCTGTTAGGTTTTGGCTACGGAGTGTTTGTTCTTGGTTTTCTAGAAGGACGGCGGTGACCTTCTTACGGTAATCGTCAGAGATTGATGGAAGAGCCTCGTGATTGAGAACTGGATTCCATTTCTCTGTTAAAATATCATATGGTGTGTTTTCTTGAAATTGCATTTTAGTTATACTCTCCTATTTGAGTTAAAATTATTTATAAAATTCTGAAATTAGACCTTTTTATTGATTCTACCGAGTGCGTTTACATAGTTTTCAACCAAAGTTGTTGGAGCCGAATTTACCTTTGAGAAGGTTTCAATCGGATCTGGAACTTTTACTGCTGCCTTTGGTTTATTAATATAGTTTTCCTTGATAACACAGAGTTTTTCTCTGTATTCTTCTGGACTTGTGAATGAAACATTTTCCATCAAGTTTTGCAATTTTGCAACTTGTGTATCTGCCAAATCTCTTGTTTCAGCAACAAAGATTCCGGCACATTCTGTTAGTGCAACTTGCTTCTTTAGGTTGATGTTTTCATTGATTGTTTCATTTAGATTATTATTCAATTCTCTTGTCTTGGCATAGAGATCGTCAAGAACATTGTATTTCTCTGCTGGAACATCAATGTAATGATTCTCGAACAAATTCTTCATTCCAACAATGAAGTTTTCAGCAATTTGAGTCTTGATGCCTTGTTCAACGGCGACTGCATTTTCTTGCATCCATTCTTCAACAACGTAATCAAGATAATCGTCTACCTTTTCGACTAAGGTTTCAGTCACTGTATCCAAATGTTGTTTTACACCTTCATCCAATTCTACTAGGATGTTTGTGAGTTTATTTTCAACTCTTTGTGTTACAGCGGCTTCAAAGATTGCCTCAAGTTTGGTTACTAGTTCTGGGGAAACATCTTCGCCTAAAATATTTGAAAGAGCGTTGCGGAAGTTTTCTGCAACTTCTTCAACGTCCTTATCTTCTTCTTCGTCACCCTCATCTTCTTCAGCATATTCTTCTTCTGCTGTTTCAGATGATTCATGACTATTTGATTTAGCCATCATTGATGCAGCTGCGGCAGTATTAGTGTTATGAGCATGAGTTGCTGGAACGCCTTCGCCGCGATTTACACTGGCTAAAGTGGCTGGGATACCCATTGTAATTGGTGACGGAATGTGTGAACCACCGCCGACTGTCATGTCTGGTTTACCAGTCATGTCAACTACGGGCTTTGCGCCCATACCGGCAACAGTTTCAGTTAAACTTAATTTTGTTTTTTTATTTTGCATAATCTTTAATCCTTGGATCTTTATTATTTAGTTTAAATTTAATTTTAAAGTGTAAAAATATATTACGGACAGCCCGGTCCCTTTTTACCATATCTGGCAAGATATTCATCACAAAATTTATCTTTTTGTATTTGTCCTTGTCCCTGTTGCATTGCAGTCTGAGTTTCTGGTTTCTTATATTGACCTTGTTCTGCCCACGAACCCTCTGGGGTGTATCCCAAATTTTGTACAAGAATATTTGCAGATCTTCTTGGCATGTCTGCTAAAGTTTCTGCTGCTCTTTCTCCACCAGCTAAAGCAGCAAGATTTTGTGTAAATTGCTGGCCATACTTACTATTTGCTAAAAGAGAACCAAATTGTCCAAATTTACTATTCATCATTCCAGCCGAGCTTATACCAAATTTAGAACCCAATGCTCCCAATACACCAGCGCCGGCTTTACCCATCATTGATCCTGCTGCAAGTGCTCCTGTGGTTGCAATATCACCTGCACCCATTCCACCAAATACTGTTCCAGTGACATCAACAAATTCACCGGGACCTTTTGCTCCGGGAATATCCATTGGTGCTTTTATACCAACTCCAGCATTTCCGGAATAAGGCAATGGGCCACATGCCCCAGTTGGACCTCCACCTAATGTAGTGGGTTTATTGTAAGTAGAAAAATCAGGAGGTGGAGTTGCACCACCAGTTACACCTGATATTTGTCTAGGTGTTGGTGGTGTCCAACTTCCAGTTGCACCAGTTGCTCCCGGTACATCTTCGTGAAGCCTGATACGTTTATTCAGGCATTCAATTAAAATACATTTTGTGTTTTTATCAAACATTAAATGTTCCTGAAGTAGTAGTCAAATACCTTTACAATGTTTTCTTTCAATTCTCTTTTGGATGAATTGTTAATAAACTTTTTGGCTTGTTCGTGTTGTCTTTCGGACCACATTCCATTTTGGAAAATCCATTCACGACCTTCCATGATTCCATTTACGAAAGCATTTGGAGCTGAAGGATCGGCAACAATATCGATTGCTGCTAGCATGAAGTCTTCTTGAACTTCTTGATAACCGTTTTTACTTTTGAGAGAACCCATTCCACGGGTTGATACGCCCAATTGAGCACCTTCATCAATAAGATTTTTAACAATTCGACCCATTGGAGTGTCAAGAACTTTAGCTTTTCCATATACATTTTTACCATCTTCGTAGAGTTCCTTTACAATGTGAGAAACGCGGTCAAGATTAACAGTTGGGCCAGTTGGGTGGTTTAATTCTCCTAATGCGCGACCTTTTTCAACATATTCAACAATATATCTTTTGCATTCAACCATTAAGGTCTGTTGAGGGTAAATTCTACCATTCCGATTTTTTGTATCGGATTGCATAAAAATGCCTTCGATGAAATAAGTCTTTTCACCGTTTCCGACATTCTCTTTGATATACTTTACGTCTTCAGTTAATTCAGTTATTAGTTTCATTGGTGTTATTCTTGAAAATGTTTTTTGAAACCTTCTTGTACTGTTCCTCTAATTTATTCTGTACTTTAAAATAAAGATTTTTTGAGGTGCTTTCTTTGAAAGCAACTGCATTTTCTTGAATCATGTCTTTGATCATCTGTCTTGTTTGATTGTGGTTTTTCATGAAATTAAGCCCTTTACTTGAGCGTAGAAGTCTACGTGTTTTTTAAAATTTGTGCTGTCCTTGAAGATCTCTTTTACCATCATTTCTCTATTTTTTGCATCTAACGATTCAAATAAAGTTTTGACAGCATTTATGTCGTATTCTGTAATATTTATAACACTGTTATTTTTAAATTCATATTTTCTAGATTCTGGATTGTTTACAAAATTTAAAAATTCGGTTAATTCTTGAGATTCGGGTGTTGGAGATTCTTTTACAAAAATAAGTGAGGTGGCTTCTTTTTGTGTTTGTTCCAATGACTCATTCAATTTGAATGCAAGTGCCTGACAAATATTTTCTTTAAAATATTCATCTTCTTCATTAAGTAAACCATTAACTCCATTTTTTAACAGTATTTTTGTTAAGGGTGTCATTGTGGTTGCTGTCCTTGTTGTGCTTGCTGCTGCATCATTTGCTGTTGCTGTTGCATCATCATTTGTTGCATTTGCTCTGCTTGAATTCTCTGTCTATCTTCAGCCATCTCTTTTTCCATAACCATCAATTCTTGTTCACTGAAACGCAAAACATTTTTCTTGATGTAATTTGTCGAGAAATATTTTCCGATCAATGGTTCTACGCCCGACAATAATTTTAATTTTTCTCCAAGAATTTCTGCTTCCTTTAAATCCCAGAAATAATTGTCCGTATTGTATACGATCTTCAGTTGATTTCTCAAATCTCTCCAATCGTCTTCTGTAATGATTCCCTTGAGTATCAATTGAACTCTCAAGAGATCTAAGAAAAGTTTTGAGAACTGGTGTCTAATTCTTTCTACAAACTTATAAAACTTTATTTCTTCTCTTGTTATTTCCGAGGCTCTTCCCATATTGAAACCAGTTGATTCTGATGTCAATCTGCTCGTGGGAACATTCAAAGCAGAATATAGTTTTTTCTGAAAATATTGTACGTCTTCAATTTGTGAAGTTGATTGTGCACCAGCTAAAGTTGAGATTTCAGTTCCTTTAGAACCCTCTCTTCTTGGAATCCAATAATCCTCAAGAACTGAAAGGTGGTTCTTTTGATCTCTAATTTCGCCAGTTGCTTGGTTATATGTTACTTGATTGCGGAATCTGCTCATCATATCCCGCATGTATTGTTCGGCCTTTTGCTTTGGTAGTTGGCCTACGTCTACATAAAAGATTCTACGCTCAGGTGCGCGGGCTATGCGGTAAACTAGAAGAGCATCTTCTAGTTGGCGCAACATGTTCATTGGACGAATTGCTTTATGCATATATCCAAGAACACG